AGCAAGACTTACTCTCTGCTTTCTCTGTGATACGAGGGAGCAAAGGATGAGCGCTGAAGTGGGTGGTGTGTTCGGTGTGAAGTGGTTAATAGGTGCGCTAGGTGCTGGACTATTAGCTGCTTGGGGGTGGATTGCTAACAACCACTCCTCTCGACTGAGAGAAGCGGAAGGAGATATAGGTGCGTTGAAGTTGAAACTAGCTGACGAGTACTTAGACAAGGAGGGCGTCGAGCGACAGATCAAGTTGATGATGGAACCTACGAACCAACGACTAGACCTTCTGATTCAGATGACATCAGAGTCTGTTCAAGAACTACGAAAACTAAACGACCGAGTTATACGAGTCGAATCAACGAGGCAATGATGTCGGGACAGAAAGATATTCAGAGTGTACGGGAAGCCTGTGAGCAAGACCTGTACACGTTCGCACAAATAATGTTTCCTGATAGATACTACGGGGACGTACACAAAGAATTCTTTCACTGGCTTCAAACAGAAGGCTCTCAGTTCCAACTTGGACTGATCCCTCGTGACCACCAGAAGTCGCACTGCATCGCAGTGTACTGCGCTTGGAAGATAACCAAGAAACCATGGTGGACTATTTTGTACGTATCGTCTAACCCCGGCTTAGCCTCAGAACAGCTTGGTGTGATCAAGACGGTACTGTCCTCTTCAAAGTACCGAGCTCTATGGCCGCAGATGTTGAACTACGTACGTGACCGTGATGGTGAGATCAAGCATAAACCGTTCGATACATGGACACAGGACGCTATCAAGGTAGACCACCCTGACCGTACGAGCAAACAAGTACGTGACCCCACAGTCCGGGCTACCTCGGCTAAGAGTACGAACACAGGGTACCACTGCAACGAGGTTATCTTTGATGACTTAGTGACGGATGAGAACTACGAGTCTGAAGCAGAGAAGGCAGATGTTATTCGCTGCTACAAGAACTGTATGAAGATCATGACAACCGGTTCTTTGTGTAAGGCAGTAGGCACAAGGTACGGTGAAGATGACCTGTACGCTTTGATCACTGCGCTTAAGATCCCAGTGTTCGAAGACGGAGAAGAGGTCGGGGAAGAACCAATGTGGTCTGTGTTCGAACGGGTGGTTGAAGACTCCCCGTACCGCACAGGTGACGGTAACTTCATATGGCCTCGGATGCAGATGCCAGATGGGGAGTGGTACGGCTTCGACCAACGAGAGTTGGCTATCAAGAAGCGGAACCTCACGATTGATGGGAACTTATCTGCGTTCCTTGCTCAGTACTACAACGACCCGAACGATGAATCGTTATCCCGTATCAACAGACAGCACTTCCAAAACATTGAGCCTAAGCATCTGAAGAAAGTTGGGGATGAGTGGACGTACGGGCAGAAGAAGATCAGGCTGATCGCAGCTATGGACCTCGCGTTCTCGAACCTGAAAGCTAAGCGTAGAGACTTCACAGCGATAGCTGTTGTAGGTATGGATCATGATGGATTCCTGTACGTACTTGATCTAGAACGGTTCAAGACTGACCAGATGGAAGTATACTATGATCGTGTGATTGAACTGTTCGTGAAGTGGGGATTCAAGACGCTAGTTGTTGAGACTAACAACGGTGGTGGCCTAGTAGCTGAGCACATCAAAGGCATGATCAGACGAGAGGGTGGCTCATTAGAGGTCAAACCTAAGGCTGCACCCAATGATGCTTCGAAGTACGAGCGTATCATCCAGATCTTAGAACCTCGGTACAGAAACAACGAAGTGTTCCATAACAAGATCGGGTACACTCGGTTGCTTGAAGATGAACTGATGCAACCTAAACCAAAGAACGACGATTTAAAGGACGCTGTAGCGCTTGCTGTCAGTGAACTGAAGCCACCCATGGGCAAGGGTATTGCCTTGCAAGTTAAACAGCTTGGAGAGCGTCTGAGTCGCTTTGGTGCGAGACGTGGAGCACAACGGAGACCTTAATGGCTACACTTACTTTTGAGTACTGGGCAAAACCTAACAAGATCGCTACCTCGATCACAGAGAAGTACACTCAGTTCCAGATGTACCGTACATCGAACCGAGATAAGTGGACTGAGTTAGAGTCGTACCTGTACGCTACTGACACTACCTCCCTTGATGGTGGTAATGCTCACGACCACACTACACATATCCCTATCCTTGCTTCATTGAAGGAAGAGTTAGAGGCTATCGTGTACTCAGCCGTGATGCCGCATGAAGAGTTCTTAGGGTGGCGTCCGTATGATCGTCAAGCGAACACAATCGAGACCCGTCGTAAGGTCCTTGAGTACATCCGTAACCGGCATGTGCTGAATAATTTCGAGCGTACCCTACGGAAGCTGATCCAAGATCTTGTGGTGTACGGAAACTGCTTCGTTAAGGTATGTTATGTAGACGAACGTAAGAACGGTATCGGGTACGTAGGGCCAAAGCCATTACGCATCAGTCCGTACGACATCGTGTTCGACCCGACACGTACAGATTTCACCAGTACTCCTAAGATCCTGAAGCAGATGCTCACGATTGGCGAGTTCATCGACATGGCGAAAGGATTCCCGCAGGGTGTAGATGAATCTGTGATACAGCGTGTGATAGATCGTCGTGGTTCGTACACTTCCCTCTCTAAGACAGAGATCAACAAGGCGAAGCAGTACGCTCCCGATGGATTCACTAACATTGAATCGTACTACGCTTCCAGCATGGTAGAAGTGCTGTGGTTCTACGGGGATGTGTGGGATCTTGAGAACAAAGAACACAGAAAGAACAGATGCGCTGTGGTTGTCGATCGTGTGGACTTACTCACAGAGTTCGAAGAGACTGACCCTCGTATATTCAAAGGGAGTTGGGCAGAGAAGCCTGATAACCTGTGGTCACAGGGCCCACTTGACAAGGTGGTAGGTCTGAACTACCAGATCAACCATAGAGAGAACTCAAAGTCAGATGCGCTAGATCGGTACATCCACCCTGACAAGGTGTTCATGGGTGACGTAGAGGAAGTGTACAACGAGAGCACAGGTCAAACGATATACCTAGCACCTGAGGGTGGTGGTGTACGTGACTTGGTTCCTGATACGACAGTCCTTACTGCTGACCTGCACCAAGACCGCTTGATGCAACATGCTCGTACTGCTGCTGGCTTACCACCACAGCTGATGGGCTTCCGTACCCCCGGTGAGAAAACCCTTGGTGAGGTACAGAACCTAGATGATGCAGCACTACGTAAGTTCTTGCATAAGGCTGAGCAGTTAGAGTTAGATCTGATCGAGCCTCTGGTTATGGCAGAGATCGCTATCGGTCGTGATAACTTCCACTCTGTGATTGAAGCAATCAGCACAGACGAAGAAGGATTGCCTATCTTGATGGAGATCACGCAGGCTGACCTGTCAGCTAATGGTAAGCTTGTACCTATGGGTGCTCGTAGATTCAAACGTCAGAACCAACAGATGACTATGTTGAACCTGTTAGCGAACTCTCAGTTGGGTCAGTTAACGGCATCTCACCTGAAGACGTTCAACCTAGCACAAGCTGTTGAATCATTAGGTGGGTTCGATCAGTTCGGTCTGTACGAGAAGTTCGGTGCAATGATCGAACAGGCAGATGCTCAGGTAACTCAGGCTGCGTTGGAACAACAAACAGTGAACACAGTGTCACAACCTAGTGCTGTTGAAGTGGTAGGCTGACACAGCGTTTAAAAACGGGGTGTATAATATAATGTCAGAAACAAGAATCCCGCGTGCTTCACAGGCACGCTGGAGTTCTCTTCAGACCAAAGAAGAGAAAGATAAATACGTACAGCAGTACAAAGCTTGGAAGAGTAACCAGTTCACTAAAGAGTTCTTGGAACATATGACTCAGACCCTAGAGGCAGAGAGTGTGAATCAAGACAAGGAAACTGGGTTCTTATCGTTGTTCCAGTTCAGGTTCTCTGAAGCTGTAGCAAGAGGCAGACGTTCTGTACTACGTGAACTAATTAAAATAATCTAGGGGACATAGATGTTTGATCCAGTACAACCAGCAGACCAATCTGGTGCACAACCAACGGAACTTAAATTCAAGGTAGGTGATCGTGAGTACGATGCCACGGCAGCTGCTCAGAAGATCACACACGCTGATCAACACATCAGTACCCTAGAACAGGAACTTGCTACCCTGCGTAATCAACTGGCTTTGACAGAAGCACAGAAGAGAGCACAGGAAGCGTTAGCCGCACAACAACCACCTGCTCCTATCGCGCAGCCGACCGCTGCGAATGCATTAGATCAGACGGCTCAGTTGGAGGCACTTGCTGAGGAGCGTGCGTTTCAAGCGTTAACTCGGTGGCAACAGGAGGCACTAGCGAAAGCTAACTTAGATGCCAGCACTGAAGCCGCTAAGACAGTTCACGGTGAATCGTACCAGCAGAAGTTAGAACAAGCAGGCAAAGAGCTCGGGATGTCAAAGGACGACATCGTAAGTATGGCACGGACTAAACCAGAAGCTTTCAAGCGTCTGTTTAATCTGGCACCAGCTGCACAGAAACCTAACCCGACACCTACGAGTTCGTATTCCGCTCAACACGTACCAACTGGCGACCCTATCAAGGACGTTGCTAAACTGATCCTGTCTCGTAACACGTCAAGCCGTGACCGGACACAAGCAATTGCAGCCGCACTGAACGCTGCTAAACAATAAGGAGCTCCTATGAGCCAAACCACTGGCAATACCGCTGCCCTAGTCGTACAACAGATCTATAGCTCTGCTTTGATCGAGTCTTTCGACGAGCAGTTAACCGACTCAGGTCTGTTGTTCAATGACCGTACTTCTGAATTCCCAGAAGGCGATCGACTGAACATCAACCAGATCGGTGACGTTACTCTGTCTCCGTTCAGCGAGAACCAACCCCTGACGTTCTCTGCGATTGATACATCACGTATCTACCTCCAGTTAACTGACCGTGACTCTGACGGCTGGTTCATTACTGATGAACTGAAAGAAGATGCTGCTTCTCAGATCCCGGGCTTAGTTGCTGCTCGTACTCGTAAGTCAGCTCAAGCGTTCCGTCAGAAGATGGTGTCTGATATCTTCGCGGTATCGAACCAACAAACGCTGTCTAACCCGAACCTGATCAACGGTCAGCCTCACCGGTTCGTAGCTAACGGTGGTTCGAACGGTGCTCGTAAGATCACGTTAGACGATATCCGTAAGATGAAGCTGTCTTTCGACCAAGCTAACATCCCAGCGAATGGTCGTGTGTTCTTCGTTGACCCTACTGTTGAGTTCGACCTGAACGGTCTGTCTCAAGTGGTTACATCTGAGAACCCGAACTTCCAAGGTCTGATTGAAACAGGCTTCGCTGATCGGAACTCAATGCAGTTCTACCGTAACATCTACGGCTTCGATATCATGATCACCACGCTGTTACCAGTCGTTGGTGTAGAGACCATCACTGGTGGTTTCACTGATACTGCGAAGACCACTGGTGTGAACGGTGTAGCGAACATCGCGATGTACGTAGGTGATGATGATGGTAAGCCTTTCATGGGTGTTATCCGTCGGGCTCCTACTGCTGGCATGAAGCGCAATGACGACTTAGGTCGTGATGAGTACTTCGCTAAGTCTCGTTGGGGTTACGCTTTACAGCGTCCTGAGAGTATCGTAGTCGTACTGACCGATAAGTAATTAACATAGGGCACGTAGTTCGGGTCGGGGGTTCCTAGCCGCTACGTGTCCAACCTCAAGGAGAAAAGCCTAATGGCTAAAGGTAATCAAGAGTTAGTCGGCGGTCGGTTCACGCACTACGGTGCTCGTGGTCAAGACGCTAAACGTGGTGAAGCAGTATCTCGTATTGGTTCAGTAACGGAACTGGAGTACGTGTTCGACTGGAGCGATGTTCCTACATTCAGTACTGTGAATGAAATGGTGGCTACGATTCCATCCGGCGCTATCATCGAGCGTGTTGTGCTGGTAGCATTGCGTGCTGGTACATCCGCAGCCAGTACCGATACGTTCGTAGTGAACGCCACGCGTAGCAACGGCACTGGTGGTACTGTGCTTCTGAGCACCACTCGTGCATCTCTGGATGCAGTGAACAAGACTGTGGTTGGTGCAGGTGCAGGCTTGAACGTGCAATTGGCTGGTACCACGCATATCCAAGTAGTGCCTACAGCATTCACGGGTGGCTTGTTCAAGCTGAACGTAGAGTACCGCGCTCCTGTTGCTGATGCAGCTGGTGTGAAAACGTACTAACCCTAGAGGGCGGGCTTGTCCCGCCTTCTTTGTTTCTGATAGGAACTTCGGATGTCAAAGACTTTACTTCGAGTGGTTCAAGACTACTTAACATACGTGGACGGCTTTCAAGTAGATTCGATCTTTGACTCTGAGGAGAGCGTACAAGCTGCTCAGATCGCAGAGCATGTGTTCTACACTGTCGTTGACAAGAACCGTGACCAGATGAGCAGCACGGTTGTACGTTCGTTGGATGCAAGTACTGATGCAGACCTACCTTGTGTGATGTTGATCCCGTCTGAGATTCGTAGAATCCATGACTCAGAGATCTGGTACAACACGCACAAATCTGGTGGTGTGCAGTGGTCAAGGGTTCAGTTCATTGACCCGAAAGAGTTCTTAGTGTACGTGTCTGGTGTTAACACTGAACAAGCGAACACTGAGATCATGTACGTGAATGGCGTACCGTTCGTGATCATGAACAACAGAGCACCGTTGTACTGTACTACGTTCGATGATAAGACGTTAGTGTTTGAATCGTACGACAGAAGTGTAGACACCACGTTACAAGAATCTAAGACGAAGATCGTAGCAGTACAAGCTCCGATGTTCCTACAGCAAGATGACTTCTTGATCCCGTTACCTGAGCGTATGCTGTCAGGGTACACGGATACTGTGATCAATGAATGCGCCGTAGCGTTACGTGGTATAGGTAATCAGAACGTGGCTCGTAGATCGAATCAGTTCTTAAGTAAGATGCAACAAACTCAAAAGACAATCGGAGACAAATACTCCGTCAAGAAACGTTACGGGAGAAAGTAATATGGCTAGTGCAGCAGCAGGTAAAGTAGTTGTTGAAGGTGGTAAGGATCTGAAGGTACTGAAACACGATGGTTGTTCTCTGTTCCGTGTAGGGTTCGACGGTGGTGGTGTTGTTCCTAAGGAACTCGAAGGGTTCTATACATCAGTAGATGTAGCACAGAAAGCAATCACTGCGTACCTAGCTCGTCGCGGTTAAGGAGTACAGATGTCGTTCCCCCAGAAGGTAGACCAAGGGTACTTAAGTTTTGCCCGAGGGTTGGTTACAGAGATCAACCCACTGAGTACACCAGAGGAACTCCAAGGGACGACCTCTGATGAATTGAACATGATCGTTGATACAGACGGGATGATACTC